ATGAAAAATTGAAAACCTTATTCTCAAAGATTTCCTTGAGTGGCGCTTGGTAGCCACACTTAGGGCAATTCAAGAACCTACGGAAAGGAACAACGACACTACTGAAACCGTTGCCATAGCACATACGATTGCGTAATGCTTTTTGGATCTCACCGATAATGTCCAAGTCATCTCTAAGATATTCTTCCCACTTAGTTCTTTCGTCTTCAGAAGCCCCGTCGATAATGACATCAGTGAGGAAGTAACTGATGATGCGTTCCATGGCCATACGATAGGTGCCATGGTAATTCCAAATAAACTCACACCAGTACAAAGCTGATCTGATGTTTTGTGGAATGGAGAGACTGGCTACGTCCATGAACGGATCTGGAAACTCAGCGCCACCGCCAAGTCCCGAGAAACGTGTGAACTGCCCACGCATCAACGCCGAAGTCATGCTGCCATTCCTTATAAGTGCTTATTGAATCACTTGCGGCGGCAGGCATCCGCAGCTTCGTCCATCATCCGGGAAGCTATGTGCTGATCCACGGGAGACTCGGCTTGCTTCTCAGTAGAACAAGCACTGCCGCATTTACCCGAACAACCTTTTTGGATGGGACTGTCGGGTGTCTGCTCAGTAATAATACCGCGCTTTTCAATCATGACAGAACTCCATCAATCATCCACAGCTTCAGCGTCATCTTTATCTACTGTAACAAGAATGATGCAGTCAAACACGCCGAACGCAAACTTGAGGCCAAAATACTTGGTATCAAAGATCTTGTCCTTCTCTTTGGTTTTGTTGGGCTTAGGTGCCGGAACGATGACCTTGAGAGGCAAACCATCTGGATGCGTTTCTTGGTTGTACGGCGGGCAGAACTGTTGGCCGTCAGCGTAGCGCGTGTCATATACAAGGACCACACACCCATCACCCGTAAAAATACCGTGAAACCAAGTGGACATAGACCCAAAGCCGGGAAGCTCAATAAATACTTGGGTCTTGGCTTTCTGAGGAACAGGTCCTGTCACAAAAGGAATTTCCAAGGCCTCATAACCCACGCTGCCACTTACGTCTGGTGCATCTTCTGACATGACGGGCTCCTCAAGTT